AATTTAATTTTATATAATTATTAATTATTAATTATTAATTATTAATTATTTAATTCATTTCTAATTTTCATAGTATCATAAAAAGTTATAGATTTTGACGTTTTGCCTCTTGCTTTCATTAAATGTTCTAATTTCGCGTCCTTTGTTAATAATAATATTTTTTGACTATAAATATCTGTTGTATATTTTGCGCGTTGTCCGCTTTCCATAGCTATTTTATGTTTGCCGTTAAAGAAATCATCATCCATTAAAATATGTTTTCCTCTATATTTATGGGATTTATCAGCACCACCGGCACTTTTTGCTTTTGCAGGGTCTTTACATATCCCAGAACCGGATTCAGCTGTGAATGTTTTATAAAATTCGTGTTTATCAGAACCTTCAGTATGGTCTTTAAATTTACTTGCTTGATAATAATGTTCTACTGAATTCCATGTATGACCATCTAATTCAAATGGTTTTACTACTACCCAAAAATTAGATAAAACTTTACGCCAATGTTTTTCTTTTGATAACTCTTTAAAATCATCTTCTCTATCTTTTGGTATTTTTTCCGCTATTCCTTTACCCGGCTTTTTATGAGCCGATTTACTATGAAAAACAAATACAACATTTTTATCATAATTTGCTGTTTCCTCATTATCAATTTTTTCTGCATCAGCATCTTGAATGGCAACTTCTTGTTCTTTATCGTCGTCGTCTGTATCATCATCATCATCAATATTCTTTATTAATTTATTAAATTTTGGAATATAATTATAAATACCTGAATCTGACCCTATCAAACAAGAATTTTTAATTTCTTCTTTTATCGAAAAAGGCAATTCGTGATATTTAAACATTTTTCGTTGTTGATACATAACTAATTGATAATGTGGTTGATTAATTTTTCCTTGGTCTAAGTCCAGCATAACATAATATTTTGGTTTAAACCATCCTTTAGCTTTAATAGTATCGCTCGCATCAGTACAATGAATAAGACCTTTACGATTTTCTTTGTCTATAACAATTATTTTTATATTTAATACTTCTTCAATTATTTTTAATGTGGCAGCATCTGCCCAATAATCTGATGATTTAATTTTTGTTTTAAAATCTTCCAACGTATTAATACCAGTCATAAAATTAAAACCACTTAAAAGCTCTTTGTTTGCCGCGTATTCTTTTTGTAATTGATAAAAAAGTCCTGATATTTCATCCATTTTTTTTTGGATTTCCAAAATTTCTTTATATCGGGGATCATTTTTAACACTTTTTTGTCCGATTGTTTTTTTTGCTTCACTAAACAATTTTTGTTTATCTTTTTTTAGTTTTTTTAAAGCTTTATGTTTTAAAGCCACATCTTCTTGTTCTTTTTGATTTTTTTGACCAAAACCTGAAAACATATCCCTTCTTGACCTATATTCATTAAAAATATCTGTCGTGAAATTAGTCGATAATTTTTCTCTCAAATTTTTCTCTGTTGTTTTAATACCAATACTATCAAAGGCTTGTCTTAAAGCGCTAAAAAAACAATCACCAGCTCCTTTGTTACGGACAAGTTTATAATTATGATCATGAAATTTTTTCTGTAGCCAATTTTTTTTCGGCGCACTCAATCCCATTTGTTGATATTCCTTTACTATTTTGTGATAATTTTTTGATGTATACGTATCTTTTATATCTACATCATCATCATCTTCCATAACTATTGATATTATAACTGGTTTTGCTGAAATAGCAATTTTTTCACCTGTATTAGTTTTCATCAATTCCATTTTATCTTCTAATGAGGATATTAAACCGAAATCCGCATTTTGAACGGCTTTAGCGTGCTCTTGTTTTAAATCTTCTTCTTCTCTTTCTGAAATATCTGTTAATAAAGGTTTATTATTTAAAAGGTTTTTTAATTTTTTACTATCAATACCATTATATAATAATGGCCCATCTATTAAATGTAAATCCAGGTCGCCTTCTTTATCTTTTAAATTTTCTTCTGCGGATGCCCAAAACTCATATATGCCTATTGGTTTAACTTCTATTTTATTATGAATATCATCGCCCAAAATCAAATATACAGGACAATATGCTATATTATGTTTTCTTTGATCGTATCTTATTTCACCTAAAGCAATAATTGAAGAAATTTTATCTTTTGTTAAATTAATTTTGTAAACACTAACTTGTTTATTTCTATCATTTTTGTATATTTTTGTTTCTTTTTTGTAATTTATATAAGAATTTAATTTTGAACTTATTGTAGTCATATATATCTTAATCTAATATTAAAAATTTTTTTAAGTAGTTATCGTTCTTAATTTGTTCTATACAATACCACAAATCATTTCTTGTACAAACAATTTCTGAATTTATTTCATCCTGTTCAAATATAATGATGTCTTGAATTAATTCAGCTTTGCGTTTTTTTCTTTTTGAAATATTATAATAATCACATATCCTTTCCAATTCTTTCTTTGTAAATTCATTATATTCTTCCTCTAACAAATAATAAATTGTTGTGAAATTCTCATTATTATCATTATTCTCGTTATGTTTATTAATATTGGATTTTTCTTCTTTTTCTACACAATCTATTATATCTTCAAATTTTGTGTTCGTATCCTTTTTAATATTATCAACGACCAAATATTTAATATTTTCCATATTAAATATTATTATTATTTTCTTTTTATATTCATTCATCAAGTTCATCAATAATATCCAAACATTTGAATTGCATTTTTTTCGATATACCAGTATCATTATTTTCTGAGTAAAATTCTATTGTTCTAATAATACCCTCCCATTCTTTTGTTCCCGTCAAAAATTCTTTACCCTTTATTAATATAATTGATATATTTTCTATAATTTCATCATTAATATTAGCAAATTCGTCTGATGGATGTGAATTTATGTTATCTAATAAATTTTTAAGAATATTATAGATATATTCTTTTTGAACAATTCCTTTCATCATCAAATTTATAAAAAATCCTGACATGCCTCTTCTATTTTCATTTTTTTTATTACAGTCGCAAAATTCGTTATAATTATTATTAGATAGTTGAACACATTCTATGGTGTCGAATATTTTTATAAATTTGTTTAAATTTTCGTGACAAATTTTTTCCATTATTTCAAATTGTCCAATCAGATCCCGAAATAAAGTGGCATATAAATCAGACCAAAAAACATTTAAACATCCTATTTCAAATATATTATCTCCTATTAGCATTAATGTTTCGTATGTTTTTTCGCCATCTTTTTCTTTATCTATAATATTATTAATAAAATTAAATATTTCATTTGTTATAACTTCATAATTTTTATTTGTAAGCTTATTTAAATTGGTTCTTAATAAATCTAATTGTGCCTCAATACCATCTTGGTTTTTCTTTAATTGTGTTGTTTTAAAATTGCGTATTTGTTCCCAATCTTCTTTATTAATATTATATTTTTGGTGTTTGGGTTTTTTTTTAAAAATAGGTGTTTTACTATAATTGGGTGCTCCCACTTTTTTTGCCAAATCATTAACAATTTTAATTGTTGTAATACTTAATTCGTTTATTTGACAATTCTCTGCTATATTATCATAATCTTTTAATGAATACTTTCCCATGATGGTATAAAACTATAATTTATTTTTATATCATTTTTATATCATTTAAAAATAAATTAAAGCATATTTAAAAATACTTAAACAAATAATATTAGTAATAACTAATGGCATCTATAATAAATAATAAAGAAACCAAAATAAAAAATAATTATGAACAATATGAAATAAGTAGTTGGGAAGACGAACAATTGAATTTGAATAATCTAGTTTTGAGAGGAATATATTCTTTTGGGTTTGAAAACCCCAGTTCAATACAAAAAAAGGCATTATACCCGATGACTAAAAATATACATAATGGTCGTAGAAGAGATATCACAGCACAAGCTCAATCGGGAACAGGGAAAACCGGAGCTTTTGTGATTGCTGCTTTAAATATTTTGAAAAATAATATTGAAGCACCACAAGTTTTAATATTAGCACCAACACATGAATTGGCAGACCAAATATTAAATGTGGTTGAAAATATTTCAAGATATCAAAAAGATGTAAATCCGGTTTTATTGGTTGGTGGCACTTCAGTTGAAAAAAATAAAAAATTATTGAATACAAAAAAACCGAAAATTGTTGTTGGAACACCAGGAAGAGTGAATGATTTAATTAGAAGAAAATTTTTAGTTACAAAGACATTATCATTATTAATTTTGGACGAAGCGGACGAAATGCTATCATCGGGATTTAAAGAACAAATGTATAAAATATTTAAGGCGATGCCGAATAATGTCCAAATAGCACTTTTTAGTGCGACTATGCCGAAAGATTTACATGAATTAACGGAATCTTTTATGAAAAATCCAACAAAAATTTTAGTAAATAATGATGAACTAACATTACAAGGTATTGCGCAATATTATATTAATCTTGAAGATGATACCCACAAATATGAAACCATTAAAGATATATTTAGTGGGTTATCTATATCGCAAGCTATTATTTATTGTAACAGCGTATCGCGCGTTAATGATTTAGAAGAAGCTATGATGACCGATAACTTCCCGGTAAAAAAAATTCATGGCAAAATGACTGATATGGAAAGAAAAGAAGTATTTAAAGATTTCAAAGCAGGGGGGTGTCGTGTATTAATTACATCAGATCTTTTTGCACGAGGAATTGATGTTCAACAAGTTAGTATTGTTATTAATTTTGATATTCCTCGCGATGAAAATACATATTTACATCGGATTGGGCGCTCAGGAAGATGGGGAAGAAAAGGAATTGCTATTAATTTCCAAACAAAATATGATATGAATAGATTATCACGATTTGAAAAACATTATGAAACGCAAATTATGGAAATGCCTGTTGATTTCACCAAACATCTTAATATTTAATAAGTTTATAATAATTTAATATTTTCTCTCATTTTTTAAATGAATAAAGAAGATATTAAAACATCATTTAAATTGCCCATAGAATATCGTGCAACAACCAATATTAATGATAATATATCAAATGATTTAGAATTATTAAATACTATTGATTCAAGTAATATTCCAATATATAAATATTTATTTAGCCCAACAACAGAAATTGGAGAGGTTATGTTGGAATCGTGGAATAAAAGTTTCACCAATGATATACAATTTTTAGAAGATTCGCAAAAACTATATTCTACATTAGATATTTCACAAAACACCGATATAATTAATAAAATGGTCCAGGATTGGAAGGATATAAAAAATATTCAATATATTGAAGAAAAATATCAGTACATCGAATGGGATTATTTCAAATGGTTAAATTATAATCCAGTAGCTTTACACATATTAAGCGTATTGAATATTACCAGCCCTATATTACAATTGGTAACACCAATTATGATGTTATTATTACCATTTTTATTGATAAAATTTATGGGCAACCCAATAACAATTGGCAATTATATTGACGTTCTTAAACAAGTTATCGCAAAAAATCAAATCGGACAACTTATTATGAATTTTAATTCTGTCCCTATAAAAACTAAATTATATAGCCTTCTAATGATAGGATTTTATATATATAGTATTTATCAAAATATGATATCATGTTATCATTTTTATTGTAATTCATTTTATATTATTGATAAGTTGAATTCATTAAAAAAATATTTAAAATATACATCAAATAACATAGACATATTTTCTAATCAAATTAAATCATATGATTCATATTATGATTTTAATAATACTATTCTGGATTATAACGATAAAATCCAAGATTTTGTTAAACAATTAGATGAATTACCAGAAAAAACGAAATGCTTTAAAACAATACGCATATTTGGTTTAATTATGAAATATTTCTACTTGATACATTATGATGATATTATAGATGATATGGTGTCATTCACATTTGGCTTTAATGGTTATATTGATACTTTAAAGGGATTACAAAATAATATACATAATAAAAATATCAATATTGTTAAGTTTTCACAAAAAAAGAAATGTTCCTTTAAAAATATTTATCACCCTTCATTAATAAATAATGGTCCTGTTAAAAATAATATAAATTTAAATAAAAGTATTATTATTACAGGTCCAAACGCGGCCGGGAAAACAACAATATTAAAATCAACCATTATTAATCTTATATTTTCTCAACAAGTTGGATATGGATTTTATGATAAAGGTGTATTAAATCCTTATAAATTTATTCATTGTTATA